GGCCACGCTGACCGAGTATTACAGCGGCGACGCTTCGCAGATGCTCGTGCTGAGGCAGCGACCCGTGACGGCGGTGACATCGGTCCACGTTGACGACAGCGGCTACGCCGGTCAGGGCAGCGGGGCGTTCGCCAGCTCAACCGAGTGGACGGCTGGTGAGGACTTCTTTATCCGCACCGAGGTCGAGAACGAAAGCAACACCGGGGAACTGGTGGCGATCAAGGGACCGGGGACGTTCACCGCTGACCACCAACCGAAGACCTGGGGCGAGTGGCCGGGCGGCACCGGGAATGTCAAGGTGGTCTATACTGCCGGGTACGCGACGGTGCCGAGCGACATCGCCGGGGCCTGCCGAATCCTGGTGGCGTGGATGCGGGCCAGCCGTGACAACGGGATGCCGGTGAAGTCGGAGAAATTGGGGTCGTATTCGTATACGCTGCTCGATGATACGGGGATCCCCGAGTTGTCGTCGACGATCAGGGGCATCTGCAACCGATACCGGAACATGATTCTGATATGAGCCTGAGCGGACTCCTCACGCAGCGAGCGACGATTGAGCGATGGGCACGCACGGTGGACGACTACGGCGAGTCCACACCGGTCTGGGCCAGCTCATCGATCGACGTGCCGTGCCTTGTGCAGCAGCGCAGCGGGAAGATCGCGATGACAGCAGAGGGACGGGAGTACGAGTTCAGTGCCGTGGGGTTCTTCAAGCCGGGGGCAGACATCAAGCCGCAGGCCAGCGACAACGCGGACGGCGACCGGATAGTGGTGGACAGCGCGACCTACGAGGTGCGTGGCGTCGGCGACGAGACGGGGAAGGGCAAGATGCTCACGGCGTATCTGGAGCGGACCTGATGGCGGTGATCCCCGGAGCGAAACTGATTGGCGAGTTGAAGTGGCAGCGAGCGTTGGCGGCTGGCGATACCGCACTCAGGGTCGGTGTTAGGTCTGGGCTGGTCAAGATTGCTCAGGCAGTATCGACGCAGGCCAAGCTCCGCGTTCCGGTGTCCGGTCGGGGCCAGGGCAGCAAGTCTGGCCATCTGAGGCAGTCGATCCGGTGGGAGGTCATCGGTACGACCACCACGACGATGGAGGCGAGGATCGGGACGAACCAGGAGTACGGAGTGTTCGTCGAGTACGGGACGGCGAGGATAGCCGGGGGAGACGTGAAGGCTCTGGGAATGGGCGACAACATCCAGGACTCACAGGCGATTCATACGTGGCCAGCCCTGACGGCCCGAGGCGGAAGCGAACAGCAGATGCCCTGGCTTCGGCCTGCCGCGTTCATGTACCGGGCCAAGGCGAAGGGCATAATGCTCGCAGCCATGAACCGGGCAAGGATGGCGAAATAAGGTGGCCGATCTGTCAGAAGTCTGGAAGGGGATCCGCGACATCCTCGTCGGCGACTCGACGCTGACCGCGATGCTGGCGTCGGCGTCGTCGGTCTACGAACGCGACCCGCCGCTGGAGACCGGGTTCCCGATGCTGACGCTGTGGCAGGTAGCCGATGGAGCGGACAACCGTGTGAGCGGCTACGGTGAGTTCCACGCGGACGTTCAGATCGACGTGTGGTCGACCAGCCCGAGGACCAACGAGCAGATCAAGTCACGTTTGGACGAACTGCTGGAGATCCCGAGAGTGGTGACGACGCAGATCAGCACGACGAATTACAACGTGACGAACTGCACTCGCACGAACGCCCGTTTCGTTGGTACAGTAGAGATCGAGGACGACGGCAAGCAGATCAGGCACCTCGCCACTGAGTGGCGGGTTACGATTCGGAAAACGACATAGCAGGAGATGACTCATGGCGATCAGTGACATTGTTGGTGGCCCGGCTGACGTGAAGCTGGGAGCGACAGGTTCGGAAGCGACCATCGGAAACACGACCGGCGGAGTGACCGCGACCATAACGCCGCAGAACCGCGAACGGATCGTTGACAAATACGGCACGACCGCACTGGCGATCATCCACACGGGCGACGAGGTGCGGGTGACCGTGCCGTGGTCCGAGTGGGTCGCCGCGACTCTGAACGAGGTCTACGACCCCGGCGCGGATGCCGGGTCATTCAAGGGCATCGGTCGGTCGGCAGGGTACATCTACACCACGCAGGCGATGGTGATCACGCCGTACCTGACAGCGGACGCAGGCGACACCGCCGAGTTCTTCAAGACGACGCCCATCGGGGAAGTATCGATGGCGTTCAACAACGACGATGACCGCATCCTCGAAGTCGAGTATGCGGCTCTCGCCAAGACCGATGAAACAGACGGGCATCTGATCGGCAAACTGAACCTGAGCTAGATCGCCGCTTGAGTCGCTCCTCGCCTGACGCTAGGCTAGTCGGAAACCACACCGGCTGGCCTAGCGTTTTTTTACGGGAGGAACACGGATGGCGAAGAAGAAGGCGGAGCGGCCCACGACCATTGACGTGGAGATCAGCACCGGGGAGACGATCACGGTGGGGATTCTCGACTGGAAAGGTTACAAGGAACTCAAGCCCGCATTGGTCAACACGATGGCCAAAAAGGCGGCAGAGACATTCTCCGACCCTAGCGTCATGGAAGGCACTGGCGGTGCGGCGGCGATGGCTCCGCTACTGGCTGGACTCGACGAGGCGATGAGTGATCTCACTCCACTGTTCGTCGAAGCCTGCGTCGAGGACAAGAACTCACTGGGTGTCGTCAGCCGTCCGATTGACTGGCTCAGACTCCGCGAAGCAGCGGCCAAGGTCAACGACCTGAATGAGATCCTGGAACTGGAGGGAAACGCACTGGCGGCGGCGATCACAGCAGTGATGAGCCGCCTGATGGGAGCCACAGATGGTGGGTTGCAATTGAACACCAGCTTGCCGCCGCCTACGGATGGACCCTCCCCGACATAGACCGGATGCCGTGGATCGGCGTGTTCGATCACCTGCATGAGATCATCCAGAGCAAGGTCGGCGACCTACGGTGGGCGATCACGGCGGCGTCGTACGCGCACATGGAGAAGTCGGGCCGTAATTCGGTGGATGCCTCGCTCAAGGACTACGAGTCGGTTGAGGTGCGACCTGGTCGCGGGACGACAGGCACTCGGGCCAAACACGCTGCGTATGACGCGATGCCGGACGAGGCTAGGCTGTTGTCCATCGGCAGCTCGCTGGCGAATGAAGGTATGGGCTTCCTCGACCGACGACAACATCATCGCGAGTGGCTGGACGAAAAAGGCGTATCGCCCGAAGAGGCCCGGTTGCGTTATACTGACTGGCGAGCCGAGAGTGATGCCGCCAAGGCGCAGCGGTCAGGTGGTGGCGATCCGGCTGGTGGAGAGGATTGATGGCTGACGGTCAGGTCACGCTCGGCACAGTGGTGATGAACGGGCCGGTCGGCGGTGGTCAGAGCGTCCGCCCGCAGCCCCGCTTCGTGTCGGGTCGAACGCAGAACGGGACGACCTACACGTATCACAAAAATAACGTGACGCAGAACATCTGGGTGCTGGCGTTCAACGACCTGACCGCTGCCCAGAAGGCGCTGCTCCAGACTTACTTCAACGACGTGGCGTTGGGTCCGAGCAACACGTTCAGCTACACTCACACGAACGGGGCGGTCTACACAGGGGTCCGGTTCGCTGACAACGTGCTGGAGTTCTCGAGGATCGACGGTGGCAAGTTCTTCCAGTGTACCGTCAAGCTCATGATCGCTGCCGAGGTTAGCCACTGATGCCCGGTGAAATCCAAACCCTAGTCACCATCTTCCGGGCGAACTCGGCTCAGTTCCACACGAGTATCGCCGCAATGTCGGCGTCCGTGAAGCGGCTGGCGACGGTGACAGCTACAGCGGGCAAGGCAATCGCCTCGTCATTCGCCAAGATGGGGATCGTGGCGGGCGGTGCCACCATCCTCGCCATCAAGCATTTCGCGGAGTACGAAAAGCGGATGGTGGCGGTGAAGGCTGTCACCGGAGCGACCACTAGAGAGTACGCCGCGCTTCAGAAGAAAGCGAAGGAGATGGGTGCCACCACCATCTTCACCGCTGAGGAATCTGCCGAAGCGATGCAGGTCATGGCGATGGCCGGGCTGACGACCGCCGAGATCATGATGGCGATTGGCCCGGCGATGGAGCTGGCAGCGGCGGGCGAGATCAGCGTGGCGGACGCGGCTGATATTGCTGCCAAGACTATGCGCGGGATGCAGTTGACAGCGTCGGACTTGACGACAGTCAACAACGTCCTGGTCGGCGCACTGACCACCAGCAACACGACCATGATGATGCTCGGCGATGCGTTGAAGTACGTCGCCCCGCTTGCGGCATCGACCGGGACCAGTATCGAAGACACGGTGGCAGCGATTGGGAAGCTGTCGGATGCTGGCTTCCAGGGGTCGATGGCAGGCACCGGACTGCGGCAGATAATGGCGAAGCTGTCGGGGTCGGCACCGGCGGTCACGGCCAAGCTATTGTCGATGGGAGTCAAGACGCTCGATGCGGCGGGCAATATGCTCCCGCTGTTCGACATCATCCAGTCGATAGAGGCGGCGGGGATGTCGGCTGGAATGGTCATGCAGTTGTTCGGCGCACGGGCCGGGCCGCAGATGCTCGCCTTGCTTGGCGTCGGGTCTGATGCACTCAGGGACTATTCGGATGAGCTGCACGAAGCGGATCTGGCGGGGATCGCTGCCAAGCTCACGCAGGACAAGCTGAACTCGGTCTGGGGCCAATGGAAGCTGATGGTGTCGGCTGTCAGCGGCGTGGTCATCGAAGCCGTCGAGAAGATGCTGGGAAGCGTGCGCGGGTTGCAGGCAGGGTTCCTGGAGTTCTTTGACGACGCCAAGAAACGGGAAGGGCTGATCAGCGGTCTGGCGGCAATGTTCAAGAAGACGGTCGATGTCGCCAAGGCACTGACGACCGCCCTGGTCAAAGCGTCTCCGGCCATCGGCAAAGTGGCTTCGATGTTCGGCAAAGTGATCGGGAAGATTAGTGACTTCATGATCCAGCACCCAGAGGTGCTGGCTGCGTTCATAGCGTTGAAGGTTGCCAACCTGCTTGGCCTTGTCCCTGCGCTGATGTCAACCATCCGCTGGCTCGGCGTAATGATCACGACGATGGGCGTCGGGGCGGTCAAGGCTATCGGTTCGATGATCATGTGGTTGGGTGCGCCCCTGCTGGCAGCGTTGTTCGGTGCAGAGGGTGGCTTTGCCACGATGGGAGTAGCAGCGACAGCGGCATGGGCGGCGGCGACCGTTGGCATCACGTTGCTCATCGGCGGGCTGATCGCGCTCGGTGCGTGGTTGATCTCCCGGCGCGAAAAGATCTTGGCGTGGGCGCAGAGCATCAGCGGCAACCTCATCCCGAATATCAAGAAGATCGGCGGCCAGGTTCTCGACTGGGTGAAGTCGCGTTGGGCGATGTTCCTCGGGTGGTTTGAATCCACGGCGACGCCGATCATCGACAAGATAGCCGACGTGTGGGAGGACCGGGTATGGCCCGCGCTGACGCGGGTATGGGAAGTCATCTCGAAGAAAGTGATGCCAGCGTTCAGCAAGCTCATGGACAAATTGGGCAGCAAGGTGATGCCCATCCTCGAGGATCTGGGCGTACTTCTGGGCGGGGTGTTGATCCTGGCTCTTGAGACTTTTGCGTTCCTGTTGTACTACGTCGCAACTGCACTGGAATCTTTCGCAAAGGGACTCGAGAAGTCGACTCCGTATATCGAGGGGTTTTTAGAGGCGGGGCTGGAACCGCTGAAGAACGCCCTGCTTGTTCTGAAGGTGATACTCGGCGGGCTGATACGCGCATGGGAGAAGTTCCACGCCCTGATAATGGCGGGCATCCCTGACAGTTCGTTGTCTGACCAGCAACAGGCTGATCTGGACAATTTCACGGCCAGAGCGCATGCGATAGATGAGGAACGGGAAGCACAGGAGGAACTCAACGAGGCGAGGCGGAACGCTCCCGACGCAGATGCGGATCCCACAGAGACACCAGAGGAGAGGAAGAAGCGGCGAGCCAAAGCGGTCTCGATGAGGCCGGTTATAGCCACGGGCGGCGGTGTCGGTGCGGGTGCAGGCATCGGTGCGGGTGCAGGCATGGGTGCGGGCGGCGGCATGGGCGGGGGCATGGGCGGCGGCATGGGCGGGGGCGGTGGCGGCACAGGCGCAGCAGGGATTCTTCAGCGACGGCAGGATGAGCAGCGCGACAAGCAGAGAGAAAAGCAGTTTGGGAGAAAGGCGACGACAGAGGCTGGCGAGTTCGGCGACTTCCTGGACAGTCGTCCTAGTGCCGGGTTGGTTGACGATTACCTCGACACCGTGGAAGGAATCTCGGCGGCTGATAAGACAGCGGTGGCCGACCGATACGATGCCCAGGACGCAGCCAACGAGCGGGATCTGGAGCAAGACCTAGGCGCGGCGAACACTCGACTAGAGGCGGCGCGCAAACAGAAAGAGAAGCAGTTAGAGTGGATGCAGGCGTCGGGGTCGTCAGAGGAGTTCATCGAAAGGCAGCGACAGCAGAACAGGGTCGACCTCCAGAAGATGAAGGCGAAGGAGGACAAGGACATCGGCGACAGGGACGCCGCTCGGCGGAAAGCCAACGCCGACAAAGCCGAGCAGGATTATCTTGCACGGCGATCTGCGCACCACCAGCGGGAGGCGCGTCTGAATGCTGAAAAGGATCAGCTCGAGGTGGGTTCCCTGACGAAACGGCTGGAGGCTCAAAGAACTCACGGCGACCAAGCGTTGACGTTTGCGACCGAGCAGACGCAGAAAGAGTTCACTCTACTCCAGCAGAAGTTCCAGGCCGGGCAGATCACGCAGGAGCAATACACCGCCAGCCTCGCCCGGCTCAACCACGGGTTCTCGACCGGGACGACATGGGCGTCGAGATTGAACAACGCCCAGAAGCTCGTCGCCAACTCGTCGGCTGCGGTACAGCAGAGGATCGCCCAGGTGAGGCAGCAATTCCTACAGCTACAAGACTCGTTCCAGAAGGGCAACATCACGCAGTCGCAATACAACATGGCGTTGAAGGAACTCAACAAGTCGATGAACGAAGGGACGGAAGCAGCTAGAAAAGAAGCTGCGGCCAAGCGGCAAGCGTTGCAGCGAGCGTCGAGTGCATCGCGGCGTGGTGGTGGCGCTGGCGGTGGCGGCGGCGGTGGTGGTGGTCAACAGGCAGAATCGACTCTTGGCATCTTGTACAAGGAGCTGAGTCTGGCAATGGCGAGGACGGGTGCAGTGAACCCGTACGGCGATAAGTATTCTCGTGATTTGAAGGCGCTCAAGTCTCGGCAGCAGGCACGCTTCAAGGCGGAGTTTGACATTGCGGCGATCCAGCGGCGGATACATTGGGTTCAAGGCGCAGCACAGCGTCAGCAGTTGGCGTGGTTACGGTCACGACTGCCGTCGTTCGGTAGGCTCGATGGCGACCCTGGTCTTGTCACGCAGGAAGGCAACGTCGTCATCGAATTGCCAAACGTGACGCGAGTCAACAACGAGGACATCGCCTCGCTCGCGGATCGGCTTGATGAGGAGAGGTCACGGCGAGGCCGCTCGGGCATCCGTGGATTCGCAAGGCAGTAGACCTCTGGGACAGCAACAACTCAGGCAGGCATGACCAGAACCCTAAACCTCCCAGTCTCGTTTCAACTGGAGACGCAGCGCGTCGGCGGCTCGTTCCCGCGATACGTTCTGGCCATCGACTACAACGGCACGCTGAAATACTACAGCGACGTTGCCATCGGCACGTCCGCCCTGAACGCCGAGGGTCGGGTGGAGAGCTGGGGCCAGCTTCAGCTTGAGGCGACGTTCGGGGAGGTCGGGTTTTACCAGAACATCGCGCTGACGCTGCAAGACGCGGACCTCACGCTGATCGACGATTTTACAGACTGGCCCGGCATCCAGACGCGGACGTGCTACATCTTCATGTACTACGATCCGAGTCCGACCGGCGGCGGCTGGGCAGATCGCATCGTTCTGTTCAAGGGCAGCATCGGCCCCGGAGTGAAGTTCGAGGAGAAAACGGCCACGTGGAACTTCACGCTGATCGACATCGGCAAGAAACTCAACAACTCCATCGGGCAGCACTACACGACTCAGATCTTTCCCGGCATCGACTGCGGGACGTGCGGAGCAGGGACATCGGATGCGATCATTCCTATCGTGTTCGGCGACCCGGTTATCGGAGTCAATGCGTGTGCTATTGAGCGACCGGGTCGAGGCTTGATCTGCGAGGCTGACTGTACCAATTTCGCTTCGGGGCCTGAGACGCCCCCGACCTGCAACTTCTACCCGGTGGATTTCTGGTTCCGCATCTGCCAAGAGACGATGTGGCAGTTCAACCCCGGCCAACAGTGCATCATGGTCGGGACCGAGATCATCTGCGGCAACCTCACTACCAGCGGCGTCTTCGAGGTATATGACTACCTCAACTTCAGTCGGTTCTCGTGGGACGCCGGGAGCCAGAGAAACGCGCGTTCTGCTTGGCTGGCGACTGGTCGAGGGAGCTTCTTTGTAACCGGCGGCGTCAAATGGCTGACCATCCCGAAGGCGGCATTCGCAGACTGGACGAACGGCGGCCCCGGCTACGGCAACGGCAGGGTCGGCGTCTGGGTCGATTGCGGAGGCTGGCGGTTTTACAGCTCGACCGTATGGGCATCTGTCTCCGGCAGCCATGTGGCGTTTGCGAGTGTCGGGGCACCGAACGGAGCGTATGATCCGTGCCCGAACAGCAACTACAAGTTCATCGCGCAGCCCGGCAGCGGCGGCAACAGTTTCATGCATCCTGTCGGCTCGCCTGTTCTTGGCGGCGACCCGTTCGTGTACGCGGTGAACTTCACGCCGAGCGCATCCATCGACGCGGTGTACAACAGGCCCGGTCACCGGATCCCGTCATCGCTCTATTCGGTCAACCTCGACGACAGGTCGTACAACCTCGCGCTCAGGCGAGACTCAAGCGACGAGGGCATCACCACCGTCACATTCTTTGCGTGGATGGATTGGATGCCTACGTTTTACGTCGGGTGTCCTCCCGGTTATCGCTGGACGCAAGTCGTCGAACAACTGCACAATCTATACTTCGATGTTCGCGGGAACATGGGCCACCCCGGCCACAGTGCGAACAGCAGCAATGCCCTGACGAACCCGGTGGACGTATTCGAGGAGTACCTGACCAACCCGTTTCTCGGAGGGTTGGGGTACGAGTTCTTGGACGTGTCGGGCTTCCTCGCAGCCAAGACAAAACTGAACCAACTGACCGACGACATCGCGCCGTCTACCAGGGCGCAAGGGCTGCGGTTTGCGTTTGCCCAGTACAGCGATATCAAGCTGAACGACTTGCTCCAGAGTCTAGCGTGGCGGGCAACGCTGCTGTACTTCTGGGATATGGGGATGGCAACGATTCAGGTCATCAGCCCGTATTGGCTCGACAGCGACGTAGTGTTTGAGGCGAACGAGGCGAACCAAGCCGAAGACACGTTCACCTTGGAAATGTTCGACGTTGATAGAAGCCCGACGCAGATGGTGGGCTGCTTCGCGCGGGCACTCGCGCTGTTCGTCACCCAGCAAGGCGACTATCGAGGACCGATTGGCACCTATGTCGGGATGCACTCCGCGTGGCAATGTATCGTGCGGCGGTCAACAGAGGCGGAAGCGTACAGGCCACGGTCCAGTGTGTGCCCCCCGGCGGTTGCCGGTATTCGCAGCGTGTATCAGGAGGTGTGGTCGGTCAATTATATGCTGGAGACGATTCTCCGCGACACGATCAACCAAAGTGCCCATGTAGAATACTCGGTATTTCTGGACGCGCTGGCGTTGCAGCCTGGCGACATCATCAACATCAGGCGACAGAGCGGAGAGCCGAAGGTGCTGCTGCACCAGAAGGCGAGGGTTGAGCGAGCTGCGCACAAGATCGCGGAGACCTCGAGCGGCAAGGCTGCTGAGATCAAGGTCAAGGCGGTGATCCAGCTCACGAACTTCGGGATTGAGCCTGCAATCTACGCCGAGCAGAGTGTGTGTGATGCCACTGTACAGGATCCGCTGACGACAACCCCGAGGCCAGTGCCTGATCCGGCAACTACCACGGTTCTTCCGACATCGACGACGATCACGCTGCCTCCCGCCACGACGATGGGGCCGACCACGACCGTCAACCCGATCATCACAACACCTACGTCTACGACAACAACGACCATATCGCCGTGCGTCGCTGCATCCGGCAAGTGTGCGTGGTTATACGACCCCAGCTACACCCGTACTGGCAATCCGTGCTGGCCGTGGATCTTAACTGACTCGGACTGTTCGGCTGGCGAGACCTGCAACCCTCCGTGTCCGGTTGGCAACGCAAATCCTCGAGGATTCTGCTGGCAGAGGACGTGCTGGGCTGCAAGCACGACTTGGTCCCCGACCACGACCGTCACGACCGCTGCGCCAAACCTCGGTTGCAGCGCCTTCAACTGCTACTGGCGGTGGACTGTCAATACAGACGGCTTCGGGCGTTATATTCTGGATGAGGCGTGGAGTTTCGCGTGCAACCAACCGGGCCGCATACTTACGTGTAACTGTTCAGCACCACCGCCCTCGCAGTTCGCTGGCGACTTCATAACTCGGTCCTGCGACCCCGGCGCGGCGACGACCACCACGACGACGACCACGACCACCAGCACGCCGGTATCGACGAGTGCGACGACGCTCCCAGCCTGTTTCGGAAGCTGCACATGGCGTTGGGTCGGGGTCACGGGTGCTGGGTACTGGGAGCTGTTCAGCGAATCCTGTCAAGGGCTGCCCGGATCTGGGTGCGGGTGCTGCGAACCGGTGGCACCTGCGGCACAGGTTCCGATTGGAACGCCTTCCGCTTGGGGGACAACCGACACAGTGGTCAGCTTCCCGTGCCAGATACGGGAGTGCAGCGATTCGTCTCCGCCGGTTACTTCGACGACGACCACGACACCACCGGCAACCACGCCTGCCCCTACCACTACCGTCAGCACCGGACCTCCGACTACAACGGTCACGACGACCACGACCGTGCCTCCAGCCGGAACCTGCTTCGGCACCTGTCAGATCGTCTGGAGACTGGACGCCTGCTCAGGCCACTGCGTCTACTGGTTTGTGGATGACGGCACCGGCACAGATACCAAGAGGTGGGTGCTGAGGTGGTCCCACAATTGTCTGCCTACTGGGTCGGCTCCATGCGAGTGCGACACCACCTCCCCTATCATCTTGGACCCGTACAACGACCAAGGCATCGATCCAGACGACTTTGCTGGCGGGATAGCCCACGTCAGGGTGTGGTGCGTGTGTGAGGGGTCAACGGCAGGACCGGGCGGAGACATGAACTGCTCGGGCAACTGGCACGTTCTGGAAGGCGACTGTTTGGCAGATGGACAAACAGACCTGTGCTGTGCGTGCCCGAACCCGCCGGAGGGTATCGGAGCCTCTGATCCAGATCGTGGCCTCGGCAATGAGGGAATGATACTCCGCGCACCCTGCGTGAGCTGGCGGTATCTTGGGCCATGCACGACCACCTCAACCACGACGGAGGGTCCGACTACGACCGGGACCACGACCTCGACTACCACGACGACCACCACCACGACGACGACCACGACGACGACCACGACGACCACGACCACCGCCGCCCCTGATCCGTGCGCCGGAGCCAGCGACGGGCCATGTGGTGAGTTCGGATGTGCGTGGTTCACATGGTCCGGGTTCTCCTACGCACTGTCGGCCAATGATTGCGAAAACGGGTTCGTGCCACCGTATCCGCCGATAACAGATCAAGGCTACTCGTGGATCGGGTGCTGCGTGCCTTGAAACCGTTTGCGATTGTGATAGCTTATCCGGTATGCAACCGCTCCAGTTCGACACGGGGTCACCGAGTCCGCATCTGGTCATCGACGACTTCGCCCCGCCCTCGGTGATCCTGGCAGCGGCCAAGACGTGGCCCGACGAGCGGTGGTCCTGGTGGCACAAGTACGATGACTCGACGGCGTTGAAGCTGGCGACGATGGGCCGGGCACCGTTCCCGCCAGCGTCACAGCTTCTGCTCGACCGGATGGCGACGCTCGACGTGTCGGGGCTGCACCCTGACGCCTTCCCAGACCTGTCGTTTCACGCGGGCGGGATGCACATGCTGCCGCCGGGCGGATTCTTGGGGCTGCACACCGACGCCGAGATCCACCCGCTGACCGGATGGACGCGGCTGCTCAACGCCGTTCTGTTCATCGAAGGCGATGGTGACCTATGTCTGGGGCAAGACGGACGCTGTGCCATCCACCCGGTGCCGGGCCGGTTGGTCGTGTTCTCGACCGGGCAGGCGTGGCATGGAGTCAGCGAGGCGATGACCACACGCAAGTCGCTGGCCGTGTACTGGTGGGCCGACCGCCAGGAACAGGGCGGCGCGGAGCGGGCGGTGTTTGAATGACCGGGCCGAGCTTTGGACGGAAGGCGATGAACTTCGGTAGGGCAGTCGTCCGGCACGCGGCGGATGGATTCCAGCGGGCTGACGATGACCTGATAGCGAAGCGGGAGGGGTTGTGTACCGTGTGCCCGGCAAACAAGAGTGGCGAGTGCGAACTGTGCGGTTGCCTCGTAACGCTGAAAGTGACATGGCGATCTGAACGCTGCCCGATGGAGTTGTGGTGACCCCCCGCCGTGGTGCGGGCTGGCAATCGTGAGGCGCGTCCACGAGCGCAGGCTGTGGACGATGGAGGATGAGTGATGGCTGACTTGAAATTGACGGTGGGCATGGCGGTCTACAAAGATTTCGCCAACCTCTGGTCTACAGTGACCGCGTTGCGGATGTACCATCCTGAGATTCTGGAACTGCTTGACATCGTCGTGGTCGACAACGCACCCGACACGCCGGACGGTGAGCGGACCAAGGACTTCATCGAGAACTGGACGACGAACACTCCCGGCCTCGGGCAGGCGAGGTACATCCCGTTCGGCGAGTTCAACTCAACGGCGGCTCCCCGTAATCACGTGTTCGAGGTTGCCGAGTCGCCGAACGTCCTGGTGATGGACAGCCATGTGATGGTCGAGCCGGAATCGCTGCGGCGGCTGATCGAGTGGTACGACGACCACCCCAACACGCTCGACCTGTACCACGGGCCGTTGATCTACGACGACCTGAATCACACCAGCACGCACTTCCAGGATGAGTGGCGATCTGAGATGTGGGGCACCTGGGGGACCGACGAGCGGTATCAGTACGAGCGGCGGGTCGAGGTGACGAGGGGCAGCGATGGCGAGGTGGCGGTCAAGGTCCACCGCACCGAGTGTGAGCCGTTCGAGATCCCCGGCATGGGGCTGGGGTTGTTCACCTGTCGTAAAGATGCGTGGCTGGGATTCAACCCCGAGTTCCGAGGCTTCGGCGGCGAGGAGATGTACATTCACACCAAGTACCGGCAGATCGGTCGAAAGGTGATTCTGCTGCCGTGGCTGCGGTGGGCGCACCAGTTCGGTCGTCCTGGCGGTGTGCCGTATCCGTTGTCGGTCGAGGACAAGTTCAGAAACTACCTGATCGGCCTGGACGAGATCGGGATGTCGCTGCTCCCAGCCGTGGAGCATTTCGACGAGAAGCTGGGTGCCGAGAAGGTTGACAAGATGCTGGAAGATGTTCTCGGAAGGACTCGTGATCAGATCGACCCCGTCCCGGCTCCGGTGTTGTTGATGCCGGGACAGCAGATGCCGGGCATGCCGCCAGCGTCGGGGCAGATAATGCCGAGCCAGATCGCAGACGGCAACCTGCCGCCGGGCATGCTCCAAGGTCAGCCGGGCCAGATGCCGCAAGGAATGCCGCCGGGCCAGATGCTGCCCGACCAGATGCCGCAGGGGATGCTACCGGACCAGATGCTGACACCTGGTCAGTGGACAGACGCCGCAGGGAACACATACCCACATGGGCAACAGGGATTTACTGCGGGCCAGATGCCGCAGGGGATGCCACCGGACCAGCGGCCTCCGGTTGACCCGCAACGCGACGCGATGATACAGACGATGATGCAGCAGATGCAGGTTATGTCCGTCGAGCGGGACCGACTGAGCGAGGAACGCGACAAGGCG